GTTTCTGGTTCTGGGGCAGTTTCTGGGGCCGAGGGGAGAGCAAGTCCCAGAGCTACCGCATCCATGTGTTTCATTTGGTCTTTTTCGCAAGCAAGAGTTGGATTCTCAGCAGCTGCTCGCGAGCCGCCTGTTTGTTCTTTTGGGCAAGCTCTGCTCTCTTAGCTGCCAGCGCTAACATAATTGATTCCAGGGGAGGAGGCATTGTTGACATTTCGATTTCCTTTCGAAGAAGAGAGTAACTTGTCCATTGAGGCAGATTGTACAGTAACTAAGTCTTGTTGTCCGGCTTTGATTACTTGGTTATTTACATTAGTTGTGAAAGATTGGAGAATTTGCGTAGGCATGATCAATTGGACAACAGTTTGTTGGGAGGTGATAGATTCAGGGGCCGAAACTCCCCTGCGTTTCGCGGCATTTATAACTTGTATCGCTTTCAGAATCTCCATCGGCCGCATCATGAAAGGGAGACAATCTTTCAGTTTCACCAGTAATGAATCTTCCATGGAATCATATGCATTATCTCGCGTGTTATGTTTCGCAAGATTCTCATATCTTCCTTCGGCAACTTGGGCAGCAAACTCCGGGGTGGATAGGAGCTGGGAGATCCGGGAGGTGGATACTCCTACGGCCGCCGCTACAACTTCCGGGCCTAGACCTTGGGAAAGAAGGGAGAGTGCGCGGGATTCTGTTGTCGAGGTGGTGGTGGACATGGTGATAGGTTCTTTCTGGGATGGGGGTATAGTAGTTTAAGGGGGAGAAAGTTTCAGGAGGGGATAGCTTGGGGTTGGTGTTGGGACTGGTTTTGAAAAAGTTTAGTAAAATGGGGAAACTTATATAGGATACCAGCGCGACTCGCCCCTAAAAAGGCCCTTACCCCCCTCCCTGAATGAGAATGATTCGTGTTTCGCTTAGGAAGTGAGCACTTACTTACATATGGGAGAGAGTGAGAATCATTCAATGGATGCAGGAATTAGGGAGGAAACTCTAATTTTCCCCTTGATCTCCCGGATTTTTCGGATATAATGATGTTGTCACTGGTTGATTAGGAAGGTCCTAGTTAACTGGGTTGATAGATTCTAGATAGATTCTAGACAGATAGATAAGGCAGGTAAGATTATGGCAATGTATCAAGTAACTTATGAGATTAAGCGAGGCAATCAGCAGGATACTAAAATCGTATTAGTTGGTGCACCTAATAGGTTTGAGGCTAAGAGCGCAGTAGAGACTAGTGAGACAGTCGAGGGAGAGTGGGATTCATTCTGGCATATTGATTGCAAAAGTTTTTACGATGGCGAAGTGGTACTAATATCTAGCAAAGGTATGGTATAATTCACTACTTGCACCTAGGTAACTATCTGGATGCAAGTGGGGAATATTCCCAGTCTATTTAATAGGATGATTCTATATGTCACATTTTCCATCGACCCATCTAGTAACTGCTTTTGACTCTGCGAAGAGCCAGGCCTTGAGTGGGCAACGCTTGGCAAAGATTCGATATAAAACTACTGCGAAACAGGCTGCTAAGTTTCCTAGCGTATGCGTGTCGGTTCCACCACTGGCAGATTCTGAGATTATGGAGAATCTTCCGGCTCTCAAGGTGCATATCCGAGCCATGCTAGAAGCAGCACAAGATGGTGTGATTAGATCGCTCTATGAAGTGAGTGATGGTAAGCTATCTTCGGTGCAAGACTCCGATATTTCAGTTCTGGCGTGTATCGGTTTCTTGAATACAGAATCTGAGGGAGGAAGATTGACTAAAGAAACTATTGAGGCATGGTTTGATTCGAGTCTTGGAGAATATGTGCAAGCGTTGATTGTGGAGAAACTATCCTATGGAGAGGATCTCACTCCCGAGCAGGAACATACCATTGGTCGCCATGTTCGGGGATATAAAGATATGTACTCTGCTCTCGCAGGCGGGAAAACTATATACCAACCGAATCAGATCGCGAGCCTGCGCCGGGTTCTGGGGCTGGTTGATTCCTCCGAGGTAGGTGAAAAACTTGAGGCAAGGCTCCAAAGTATGCTCTCGAAACCAAAGATGGAAGAACTATTGGAACTGTGATTCCCCGATAGATTCACTCACTAACTATGTGACAGATGGTTAGTTAATTGATTCTAGAAACTTCTGAGAAATAGAGCAAATTGACTGTCAGACCGTCAGACTGTTGGCCCACCCTCACCCCCCTTGGGTGTGGTATATATACAACACTTACCACGGGAGTTTCTCACTCTGTAACTCCCATATACCTAGAATCTCCTATGCATCTATATATGAGTATAGGATATATGAGTTATATAGGGGGGTATATATTATATATATTTATTTTTAAGTGGGGGGTTAAAATACATACCGAATGTCGATACAGTCTAGGATTCTCTGTACACATAGGAGAAACTCTCGGGGATAGAGAAACTAGGTGTATGGGGTAGGGGTTGACAAGGCCCCACGGAATGGGCATAGTGGGGGTCTACGGTCTAGCGGTCTAGCGGTCAATTTGCCTCTCCAAAGAAACTCTCAGAGAGAAAAGAAACTAAGAACTAAGAACTAAAATAAACAATCTAGTAATGATGCTAGATTGTTTATATGTAGTCTAAACAAACAAAGGATTCTAGAAAATGATATATGAGATTGTGCGCCCATTCAAATATGACCCAAATAATACATATCTTAAATGTATTGAAGATAGGTCACATTATCCATCAAATCAAGCATGGGATATGTGGGATATGTTATGCGATACATTTCCAAGATATACACCCTGCATAGTTAACTTTGACGGGTTTGAGAATTGTCTCAGGATAGCTACTAAACCAGCCCCATATTTATAAAAGGATTCTAGAATCATGCACTCTGTACACATCCCATCTGAATTTATTCCAACCCAGACCGAGAATGAGATACTTTTCTATCTCACATCCTATGAGAATGAACCACTCTCATACCTAGTGCATACTCTCCTAGAACAAGGATACACTACCTCTGAGGTATCTGCCGGATTGAAAGAATATATAGAAAGAACCACACTATGAGCCAACCTACCCAGAAAGCCAAGTACCGACCTTATTTCACAGCATCTGAACTCTCCGAAGTTATACGATGTGTAAAGCTCTCCTCCCAAAATCTCCACCTTCTAAGATACCTAGAGAGCTATGCATTAAAGATCTCCCATGGAGTGATTACAGAGTCGATAACTCTACAGCCTACACTTGCAGATTCTCTAGAATTAGATTCTCCCTCCCCGGATTCTTCCCTAGAATCCAAGAGAGCTAAAGCATATGCCAAATGGCTCTCATCTCCCCAAACATGTACTCCCATAGAAATAGAACTAACCCACCTATACCGCTTCGAGAATGATCTAATGAGCCAAGAAGAAGAAACCATTTATCTACAATCCCAAGGTGCAACATGAAAACTCTCCCTTCTTTCCTCTCCCTCTTATATTGCATCCTAGTCCCAATCATCTTTATCGCAGGAATATATCTAGCATGACCCACCAATCTACTCTACATCTCTCCCCCAATGAAAAATCCAAGCAATCTAACCCTATTTGCAGTCTTTATTCTCTTACTCGCAACTCTCTATCTAACCTCTTATCTAGATCATCTGGCAGGATTATGAAACACCAGACCCATACAAAGAAAGGCCAAGTCACTCTCTATGGCCTATCTAAAGGATACATCCAAGCCTCCCCACATTACCCAGCTAACTCTCTCCATCTTACAGGCAAAGAAGGAGATATATATATCCAAGGCTCCCTCAAATCTGGACAGTTTATCTCTGTAAGATTCACTAAACTAAAAGATGCAAGACGCTATCTAGCTAAAACCATATAGAGAGCTGAGAGTTCTTCTCCTACTGCCTATTTCCTAGAATCTAGGGTGGGCAGTATGGGAATCCTCCCATCATTGTAACAGTATCCTAAAGGAATAACCTAGTATGAAAATCCTATGTGCAATAAGCGGTATAGAATTCACAGTGGAACATTTCCCTGCGTATCTAACCTCACGAGAAGTCTCCCATCCTATCTTCGCTCTCCCCCAAAAGAAACTTCTCTCTTATCTAGGTAAATGGTCATCCCAAGAACTAACATCAACTGATTCTTATCTCCTATTTCTCTCTCTACTCAATTCCTCTGAGCTAGTTGATTTCAGAGTCCCAGTCTCTAGAACTCTAGAAACCGACTCTATAGTTGCCCAGAATATGGAAGCACTAGCCAAAGTTGTCTCACGTCTTAATGCAGTAACTAACCCTTCAGTTGTCTTTCCTCGCTATGCTGTCTCACCTGAAACTAAAGAACTCTCCAACATTAAACACTGGATTGAAAACTGGAATGATTCATGGCAGGATTTTCAAGAAGGCTATGCAAGAGAGTATGACTCTAGGAAACTCATAGTAAGAGAGGCAGCACTAGAGAGACTCATAAAGAATCCACATCTACCTCTATCTTCCTATGCCTCCAAGATTGCAGAATGGGCTTCAGTTGCTGGAGCTTTCCCTGAATATCTAACTATCTCTCCCTTCACAGGCCTTAAAGTATCTATGGCAGACTATTGGAAAGAGATTATTTCCCGCTGCTCCCGAGAGGATTCTATCTTTTCTGTCCCTCAAGTAGATATTCAAGACCTCCTAGATCATTGTGAATCTAACATATCTATCGGAACCATCTACTCTAACGCACTCTTCAAAGTTCTTCGCCATGCGATAGAGAAACAAAAGAACTTCCTTGGACTAGGAGATATGGATCTAGGTAAGATCAGATACCAGATCCTCTCTAAGGATGACACCACAGAATCTGCCAATATCAAAGCGATGATTGATTCAGCCCCGGAGCATGAACCTAGAATCGAATCTTATCCTAACAAAATCGCTTATCTTAAAGCGAAGCTAAGATTCCAGATGGCTAAGAAGTATGGCACTTCCACTCCAGATACACCTCCCCAAGATCCAGAAGATCCAGAAGAAGGAGTCTTAGTATGACCTGCCGACCTATAGAAACTAAGTTCTATCTCACCCCAACCTATGTTTCCCGATTTCTCTCTAAATACTACATCCTACACTGGCAAGGTTCACATCTTCTCTCCCAGATCTCAGAGGCTCCATCCTATAACAAGAGAGCCTATATCCTCCACCAAGATACACTCTACCTAGTCAAGTGTGAACCTTATCTTCCAATCAATCCAGCTCTCCAATATAAACTCTCTTTCCGCCTAGAAAAGTTCATGCCTCAAGGTATATGCTTGGTAAGAGAGATCACAGAAAAGGAATCCTAATCATGGCAACACCTACAATAGATCGCACTAAGCTAGCTGCAATGCTAGCTAAGATTAGAGCAGAGAGAAGCGAAGCGGCTGTGAACATCACCACCTCAGAAAAGACTGAGATCTTAGGAGGAACTAAGAGTCCATCCCCTGATCTCATAGAGGATAAGAATGGTAAACTTATCTCATATAACACCAAGCAGCAGGAGTTTGTAACCCTCGCATCCTCCGGCCAATCTTGTGTCCTCATTGGTGCAGCAGGAACTGGTAAAACTACCTGCATGAAAGGAACTACCCAAGCACTAATCCAGAATGGTACTGTAGGAATCTTAGAATCAGGTGGACATAAGCATCTTCAGTCTGGCACTCCCGGAATTGTAATCTGCGCTTACACTCGCCGGGCAGTTAATAACATCCGAAAGAATCTCTCTCTAGATGTGCAATCGAATTGCATAACCATTCATAAACTCTTAGAATACCAACCAACCTACTATGAAGTTATAGATGAATCAACTGGAGATACCAAAACTAAGATGTGTTTTGAACCAGCTCGCTCTCAGATCAATCCTCTCCCATCATCTATCAGAACCATCATCTTCGAAGAATCTTCAATGATCGGAACTGACCTTTACAAGGAAGTTATCTCTGCATGCCCCCACAATCCGCAACTTATCTTTCTTGGAGATATCCAACAGCTTCCTCCTGTCTTTGGCCCCGCGATTCTAGGATTCAAACTCCTCTCCCTTCCCGTAGTTGAACTCACAGAAGTATATCGTCAAGCCTTAGAATCTCCTATCATCTCTTTAGCCCACCGTATTCTCTCAGGCCAACCTATCCCTCACTCTTCCTACGCCGAATGGAAGAAACCCGGATTAACTATCCATGCATGGAAAAAGAAGATCTCTCCCCAAGATGCACTCAACACAGCAGGACAGTTCTTCATAGCCTCAGAGAAATCAGGACTCTATGATCCAGAGGAAGATATGATCCTTCTCCCATTCAACAAGTCTTTCGGTACTGAGGAGCTTAATAAGATCATAGCTAATCATCTATCCAAGAAACGAGGAGCCGACACTTACGAGGTGGTTGCAGGATTCACTAAACATTACTTCTCTGTAGGAGATAAGGTTCTCTATGAGAAAGAGGATGCAATAATCACTAAGATCGAAACTAACCCAGCTTATTCTGGTGCTAGATTCCTTCCTCACTCTCCTACTCTAGATTACTGGGGGTATGATCCAGTTCACAGAGAGCATGAATCAGGAGACTCTGATGTAGACTTCCTTCTTTCCCAAGTTGCCCATGCAGAGAACTCAGGAGAAAGGGTGCAGCAATCTTCCCATACTCTCACTCTCCAAATGATGGATTCTGAGTTAGAGATCAAAGTTGATAAAGCAGCCTCTATAAACTCTATGCTTCTAGGTTACTGCCTCACAGTTCATAAGTCCCAAGGATCTGAATGGCGCAAAGTATTCTTTGTCTGCCACCAATCCCATGCAACCATGCTCCAAAGAGAGCTTCTCTATACAGCAGTTACCCGAGCGAAAGAAGAACTCTATATAATTTGCGAACCAGAAACTTTTACCAAAGGGATACAATCTCAGAGAGTCAAGGGAGATACTCTTGCAGAGAAGGCTGAGTTCTTCAAAGGGAAAGTTATGGGAGGCGAAACTTACGAATAGAAGAAACTAACATTAAAAATAGTGCTTGACAGCAGACGGGGATTCCGTTATAGTACACACACTGGCGAAACAGAGAGGCCAGAACAAACTCTCTTATCTCTCCCCCTCCTAACCATACAGGAAACCAAAATGACAGATACCAACACACAATCCAGCGTTACAGCTAACTTTGACAACACAGTTGATTACAAAGACTTCACATTCCATTTCAAGAAAGACAAGCTGGGCAACAAGCGTCCTTCAGTTGAATTGAAACTCCCCATCCCAAGCGTTGAAGGTATCGTTGCAATCCTGGAAAAAGGTGGCAAAGAACTGGAACTGTTCCAAGATGCAATCTATGATGTGATTCGCGCTCAAGCAGCTCAGATTGTTTCTGACGATGAAAAGATCACACAAGCTACTTTCCCAGCAGCTAATGTTCTCTGGTCTTTCATCGCCAATATGCCGAAAGCAGATCGTCGCTCTTCTGCAATCGACGCATCTCTGTGGGAAGCATTTGCCAAAGACTATATCGAAACTATGCCAGCAGTTACCGGCAAATCGCTCGAGGCAGTTACCAATGCGACAGTGGTTTACTTGAAGAAGTTTGCTATTGTTAAAACCAACAAGGATGTTATCTCGAAACTGAAAGATCAGTTGGCACTGTATCTGGAGCACTCGAAGAATGTTGAACAGTTCAGCGAGATCTTGGATCTGTTGATCTCTAAAGCAGACTCTTACTTGAATGCTAACGATGTAGACTTGCTGGTTTCTAACCTGTAATCTCCTCTCCCCTTTCACCTATCTCTCATTCCATAGGAGCTAAAGTACCTAGAGAGATAGGTGATCCATCAGTAAGAGCACTAGCTGGTAATTACATCACCCTGATACACGGCAGGGGTTGAAAAAGCAGATGTAAGTCAAAGCAGAAATCATCCCTTCCAAGGGATCTAGTGTTCTTTCTAATGGATCAGATAAGCTATTGAGAAAACTCCGAAAATCTACTATACTAGTCCGGTAGATTCTAGGCTCCGAATTGTTCCGGATGACTTATAATATGCAAGAATATTAAGTAGTTTTCTCAATGGCGTACTCAGAATATGATGGCATCTGGAATGCTCTCAAGGCTTCTAAAGATTTCCCCAAGCAGGTTTCAATAACTGCTAATAGACTTCTGCACCCTAGAATCATTAAAGCAGTTACCAAAAGAAAGTGGCTAGATCTAGGTTATAAGATCCAAATAGATCCTAAAACCTCTATCTTAACCCATACATCTAAAGGTTCTGTAATCACATTCTTTCTAACCTATCACGCGAATCATTCACCCATCACTATAAAGGATATATGAAATGGCTACCGACCCACGAACCTATTCAGTCTACGGAACTCTAGTTCGCTCCACTGAAAAAGCAATGCTAATCCAAGTGCATTCGATTGTGCAACTTACATCTCCACAACCAGAGCCAACTTATCTCAAAGAAGGAGCAGCTCCTGAATGGTTTCCTAAGACTCAGATTCTAGATTACCAAATCACAGAACCTACAGAAGATCCAGACTCCGAGCCTCTAGATGAATTCACAATCAAGCATTGGATACTTTCCGAAAAGGGGCTAGTGAAATGACTCCCTCAGAACAACTCTCTGAGAAAGTATCAGCTCTCTCAGAAGCCATATTAGGCAGGCATCCAACCATGCCAACCCTCTTACGAGAGATCCATACAACTCTCCGATCCTATCCTGAGCAAGTTACTCTTCTCTCAGAATCAGAGATCCAAGTTATAGTCTCAGGTCTTTCAGTCCAAACCAACGTAGCTTTCGCAGCCTCTGCATCTAAACCTGCCGCAGCTAAGAGTCTCACTGCTAAGATAAAGGCTCTAGGAGCCGATGCTTTCTAGCCCACCATTATCTCTATCAGTTGCCTTAACCCTTAGATGCCTAGAGCTTGAAGTTCCTTCACCGGATTTCAGGCTCTTAGTTTTATGGGCAGCACCTGATGAATGTAATATACCAACTAAAGATTTGCTCAAGCTAGAGCATCTTGCATTTAGAGAGCTATTATCGTGCATACCGAACCATTTACCCTCCAGAGTTTCCTTGACGATACGATGGGAACTGATAGCCTATCTAACCCTTCTTTCCTCGACGAATCAACTGGCTCTGACAACCTACCTTGGAGCGAACCGGGCTATGAGGGAAAGATTGATTACCGCATTCGGCAACTCTCCTACTCATCCATTCTCTCCCTCCATTCGTGCCCGCGAAAATTCCAGCTCTATCGACTACGAACAACCCATCGTGCCGAAGAAACTTCCAAGTCCACAGTCACATTCGCTTTCGGCCACATTGTCGGAGAAGCTATCCAACTTGCGATTGAAGGCTACTCAGAGCAGGATATAATCTTTAAGATGTTTCTTGGCTGGCACACAGATCTCTTTGCCGAAGATCCAAAGCTAGCTAAATCTTTCTTCTCTGCGGTCATTGCACTCAAACGATTCCTCTCACTCCGAGAGGCCGGTTTCTTAAAGGAGTATGAACTTGTATATTACAACGGTAAACCTGCTTGTGAACTTAGCTTTTCTGTTATCTTTCCTGATGGCTTTAGACTTCGTGGGTTTGTTGACGCTGTACTGCGCCATACAGATACGGGAAAAGTTATTGTTCTCGAATGCAAAACAACTGGATCGGCAACTGTTAATCCTGCAACATACAAAAACAGCGCTCAAGCTATTGGCTATAGCATTGTTCTTGATTCTATCTTTCCAGATCTAAGTTCATATGAGGTATTATATCTTATATACAACACCAAATCGGGGGAGTATCTACCAATACCTTTTCAGAAAACTTATTTGCAAAGGGCACTCTGGATACGGGAGTTACTTCTGGATATTGAAACAATTAAGATGTACGAAGATGCAGAAGTATATCCCATGCATGGAGAAAGTTGTTACTCTTTCTTCAGAGAGTGCGAATACCTTAATGTTTGTCAACTCTCAACCGAATATCTTACAAAGCCATGTACGGCGGAGCAAGAAGATAAGACAAAATACCAGATAGTTCTGACTCTGGATGATCTCTTAACCACACAATTAGCAAAGGCGGAACTCTAAATGAAACTCTCCAAAAAAATCGCATCTAAATCCCACCGAGTTCTCCTATTCGGCCCGCCGAAATCTGGCAAGACTCAGCTTGCAGGGGAACTTTCCAAAGAATTTAATCTCCTGTGGTTCGATCTAGAGAACGGAGTCGACACCCTATTGAAACTCCCTCAAGAACAGAAAGAGCGGATCGAAGTAGTTACTCTCCCTGATACAAGGAGCTATCCAATCGCCATTGAAACTATGCTTAAGGTTATCAAAGGCTCTAAGCTAGACATTTGTGAGACTCATGGAAAAGTATCTTGCGCCCTGTGTAAGAAAGATTCCCGAGACTTTACCCAAGTCGAACTCTCATCCCTTCCTCTGGATACCATTGTTGTCGTTGATTCTCTTACCCAGCTTACTAACTCTGCTATCTCGCACATAACCAAGAATCAACCAGAAGATTACAAACTCAACTATGATGACTGGGGAAATCTAGGTAAGCTGATGGACACCTTTTTGAGCCATGTGCAGCAGTCTGGTTTCCATATTGTCTGTATCTCCCATGAGACTGAGACAGAGATGGAAGATGGGAAGATGAAGTTGGTTCCCACTGCGGGTACAAAAGCATTCTCCCGCAACACAGCTAAGTATTTCGATGAGGTAATCTACTGTGAAGTTAAAAACAAAAAGCATATTGCTGCTAGCTCTACTGTCTACAATGGGAATATTCTCACAGGTTCCAGATCAGGTGCTACTCTCGAAACTCAACTGGAAGCCAGTCTCATCCCAATCTTCCGAGGAGAGGTTTCAACAGCAAATAAACTCACGACGCAAACCCCAGCAACTTCGGCGCTCTCAGCGTTAGAGAGAATGAAACTAGGACTGAAGAAATGATACCAGCCACTAAAGCTTTCCCTCCACTTACTTCAGGTGTTTCTCTTATCGGTATCACCGGCCACGCTGGTGCAGGCAAAGATACAGTTGCAGAGTTTCTCTTAGCTACTTATTCCGAGCATTACCGATACGCTTTTGCAGATCCTCTTAAAGAAGCAGCGGCAGTTGCATTTGGTATTCCTCTCCAATGGTTCAACTCTACCTCTCTGAAAGAAGTTCCTCACCCTAACTGGAAT